GTATTTCTCAGGAGACATTGGTTCGGTGTACTTGTCGATGATTGCATTGAGATCGTTATTTCCCTGCTGTACTTCTCTACGTCTTTCATTGTTTCCGTCATTACTAATAACAGATGTAGTTGTATTAGTTTTCACATCGGAGCCGCGTGGTGTCTCAAGTTCCTTTTGTAGTGAGGATGCAATATCCGTTACACCTGTGGCAATTCCTTTCCCTTCTTCCACTAAACGAACTATCTGCTCAAGTTCGGCAGCCGGAAGACCTCCATCCGTAGGATCACTCATAGGCATCTCACCTTCAAAACGGTCATCTTGCTGTTGAGTACGATTGAGATAAGTACCTGCACCTAATGCACCAGCTCCTGTAAGAGCTGCAATTACACGTGGATCGCTGAGGTTAGTTAGAAAAGTGCCTTCATTAGTAGGTAGAATCCCACGAAGCGCAGCAGGAACTTGAAAGGCTTCGTCAACTAACCCCGCTGCTGCGTTAGACGTATCTACAGTTCTCCTGACTGCTGAAGGAATAGACAACTGTCCATCAGGAATACGGTTGAGATAACTAGGAGAATCAACACGATCCATCAAAGGACCGCCGCCTCTTGCCATACTTCTTATCTGAGCAGAAGCTGAAGGAGTTGCAGCAGATTGAGGGTTGTACATCTGACCCCCAGTGCTTCCGCCTGCTTGTCTCTGTACACCTCTAGAAGTTGTGTATGCCTGCTGAGCAGTAGATCCTGCAGGGTTACGAAGATCTAGTCTTCCTTGCACTGTATTAGTCATCGTCCCTGTGGGACGTACATTCATAGGTGGCGGTGGAGGCAACTCCGATTGAGGAGGAGTGATGTTATTAGGAAACTCAGGACGAGGAGCTTGAGGTTGAGCTGCACTAGGACGCACGGACCTAGGCATAGAGACCGGGATTACCTGTCCCCTTGTAGGAGTCCCTGAAATAATCTCCGCTGGAGAAGATCCCCCATAGCCACGGGGGGTATAGCCAGCAGGAGCAGGAAAATTAGGTACTGCTGCTCTACCAGTCGGAACAGGAATATCTCCAGTACCCATCAAACCACCCCTGACCAAACCGCTTCCTCCATAAGCCTCACGCGCAATACTGCTAGTAGCAGGTCCCAGTCTTAAAGCTTGTGCTGCGTCAAGAGGGATCTCAGCAGCATTACTCAAAGCGTTTCTAGCAATCGCTATAGAAGTAGCTATATCAGGTGTAAGGTTTTTGGTGGCAGACCTACCTCCACCCATTAGAAGGTCTATTAAGGTCCCGCCCACGCCTCTACCGACTTTTCCGACCATGGTAATTAGCTGTGCTACTACTTCTTTTTATATTAACGCCAATTGGCAAAGAAATATAATCTGTCAGCACGTGACACATCAGGAGGCCCAGGAAGTGCTTGGATAAACTCTCCTCCGCTTCTTTCAAACCTGTACCTTGCTGCTACAGGGTCTTTGTAGTTAGCGACATAAAGCATTTCTGCAAGACGACCCGTCTCGTACAAGTAGTTTTCACGCCAAACTCTGGCTACCTGTTGCTTGTCCTGAACGGTAATCGAACGCTGAACGTCACCCAGGATTGTTTCTTGTCTACTCGATGCGTCCCCCGTAGCTAGTTCAGTAAATCGCTCGGCTTCTTCACACCTTTCAATCTGAGCAACAATTTTGTCGTAGTAATACTCTGAAGGTATTGAAGTCGTAGCTTCGATCAACCTTGCGTAATCACCAGCAGGAACTGTGGCAATATTGTAACCTAGGTGATACGCTGTACGACTAAAGTTAAAGTCATCAAGTCTGTAACCAAATGCCTGCGCTGGGTTGCGAGTTAGTTGATTAACAGCAGCGTAAACAACCTCACGCTTAGTAGCGTCTGTGCTGGTAGCGTCGAAAGTGACACCTTGCTGAGCTAGATACGACTGAATTTGTTCTAACTCAAATTGCGAAAGCTGAGCCACTTACCACAACCACGAATTAGTTTTATTCTACTTCTACTCTACGAATACCAGTCCAGTCTCAAAAACAGCGTCCCAATCAACACGCTTAATTGAAGCAAGTTGATCGAGTTTAGTAAAACGTTCTCCAGGGAGAGTTTGCTTGAGTTCGACAATTTCTTTTGCCGTCTTGAGACCTACTCCTGGTAGTACTTGAGTAAGACCCTCTGCAGTCAGCGTGTTCAGGTTGACACGGTTGTCGGTTGGAACCTGTGGTTTAACTACAGCGGTAGGGGTGGCACTAGAAATTTTTCTCCTTCCGCGTCGATTTCTTGACGGTGTGTCGTTGTTTTCAGATGGTGTATCTTGCTGCTCTACCTGATCTCTGTGCGCATAGAAGACCTTACTGGAGGTAAGAGACCGCACCATGTGATATTCGCCGTCGTCATGCGTAGAAAGGATAACAACCTTAATTCCACTGGGTTTGTAGATCGTGTCGGACATAAACAAACAGTATGTAGGCAGTACTTTAATCTAAACCATCAAAATCCGCACCCCACATACCCACACTGCTTTGTGGCTCAGTCTCCATATTTTCTATAAACTGTCTTCTCTTTTCCCAAGTATCTCCTCCTTCTTTACCTTTCATAGCATTAATACACATACTGCTTTGTGCTGTGTTACATACAAGACCAGCTAAATCAAGCTCGTTACCTCGACTCCCAGTAGCCCAGTAATGAACTCCGTTAAGCCAGACAGCACCGCATTTAGGGCACTCCTTACGGTTGATGTTGAGCTCTGAGGTGTCTGTCACGGTACTAACGGTACAGATAATGTATATAGTCTACTCAGTTTGGATAAACAAAAAAAGACCCCTCCAAAGAGGGGCCGTCCGTGTTCCAACTGATCTTATCAGCGGGGTTGAGTAGAAGTGTAAACAGAAGATTCTGTAACACCGTCGGGCTGAAGAGCCACGTCCTGACGCTCTGGAGGAGAATCGGGAAGGATCCAGCAGACTTCGCAAATTGCGAGAGCCTTTTCGTCGCCAGACAAGAAGTTGTTGCCAGCGCGGGGATCGTAAACACCAGAACCTTGCACCACGGGGGAGGCATTGGTTGTTGCAAAGAGCTTCCACTGAGTTTCCGCAGTAGTAGCTTCCAGCAGACTGGAGTCGATGATGTTGGTGGAAGCAACCGTTCCGTTAGGAATGCTGCGGTTAGCACCAATGGCGGAGACTGCGAAACCACCTGAGACAACAGTGTTGTCATTCGGATAGCCTTCACCCACGGCAGGAGCCAAGGACAAAGTAGGTGCAGCTTCTGCACCAGGGATACCAGAGCTGACTACGTCTCCTCCGGTGATCCGCAGAGAAGCGCGGTAGCAGTAGACGCCTGAAGGCACCTGAATACCGTTAGCAATGTCCTGACGAACGTCCTTATGGAAGTCCGGTGAAGGAATGATGACAGCAGCGTCACTAAAAGCAACGTTGGAGTTGCCGTTAGGGGAGCTGTTAACACCAGAGCCATAGGCTTGGGTGTAGTACTCCAGCTGGTTGACGGAACCCAGAGCTTGGTAGCTCAGGTCAACGTAACCAATTGCTTGTTGAGCAACCCAGCCGGGACGGAAAATGACACCGACAGGACCACCAACAGGTTGGTTGGTGTAGCTCGTAGAAACGCCATTGGCGTTCTCGAACTGCATGGTCTTTTCTTCGTGCCAGTAACGAAGAACGTTTGCGTAGTTGCCAGGATAAATCTTGGCGACTGAGATCTGGTTGGGATTAATTGCCATCGTTAGTTACCTCAAGCGTCGAAGGAGTAACCAACGGTCACGAAGTCTGCATTTAGCAGCTCGAAACCAGCATACAGGCTCCAGATCATCATGATGAATCGTGAGAAGTCATCATTGTTGTTCAGGAGTACCTGTGCATTGTTACCGCCGATACCGACGCCAACAGACTGAGGACCGAAGAACATGCCGATCGCCGCATTGTAATCAGCGGCTGTAGCGGCAATAGTTGCGTTCTGGCTTTGTGAAGGCATGTTAGTGGATTCGAAGAATCGCACACCTTCAAATACAAAGCCCGTAGGCATAATCGGCTCACCAGCCACGAAAGTAGCTTGGCCGAAACCCTGACCCATATACAGCGCAGCGTTAGGCTGCATTGCTGACATAAGGGGATTGATCTGACCGTTACCGGGGTAGCGAGCCACCTCACGGAAGTCAGAGTTTTGACGCAAGTGCATCAAAAATGTAGGGTCACAAACGCAGCGGTAGAACCCATCCTGGTAGGTAGGGGTGTTGCGCTTACGGAGCGACTTGACCACGCGGAGGAGGTCATCTTTAACGTCGAACTTGGCTTGCTCGGCGTTGGTGTAGGTGAGTGCTCCCGTGGCAAGATCGCCAGGGAAGTAATAGCCACCTTGTGTATCTGATGATTGGCCTTTAGAAACAGCTTTCAGAAGCTCGTTAATAAAGACGC